AGATGAGCAACTACAACTTACGACCTCGTCAAAGAGGACATACTCGCCGGATCAATTTCAGTGCGCGAGTGAGGCTTGTTAAGTGAACAGTATTGCCTTTAGGACCTTTGTCGCAACCCGTCAAGACCCATCAGCCCGTCAGGAATGACTGACGACTGATGGGTTCTGATGCCTTGGTACATAGCTCCCAAAGGGACGAATTCCATGTTGAACATAACTCGTCAGACCCCTCAGGAACGGGCCCCGGTAGCTTCAGTGCGGCCCATGCTGTGCGGAGGGTGCGTCAAACGATCTTTTGGCCCTCCGACCATCCGGGGGGCAGGCCGCCCGCACCGAAACGCAACTTGCGGCCCAAAAATGTCAGTTTCGGATAACGCCACTTGCCGGGAACTTACTGGAAGGCGGCTTCGGAGCATTTTGCATCACCTCTAATGCGCCGCTTCGGTCACGCGGTAATCGGCGGGAATCTCGAAGAGAAGCGGATCTGGATCGCCAATCTGGAGATTGTCGGTAGTCTGCGCTTTCAAAAGAAGGCCATTACGGAATGTATGGACTTCCATCATGTGACAGGCGAGTGATGGAGCGACCAGGATTTCCATCGACAGGCCATTAGGTTCGGTGACCGATATCCGCTGCAACAAGATGCCCTGGATCGCGCCCGCCGATCGAACCACAGAAACAACTGCCCCGACCCAGCAAGGCGTCGAAGGGCACCCTGGTGCCGGCGAGACGATATGCCGGAATCGTTGTTCGCACGCATCGGGGGACCCGAACTGTGGCCGCCATCCGTATGGCGTTATCGCCGCCGACCGTGCGTTTGGATTGACTACTATGGTTCTATGCTTCACGGCATCGATAATCTGCCGAGCACCGCCCGAACTTGGGTCAAGGTCCACAGAGACGATTGAACCGTCTCGGTTCATGGCGAAGAAGAACCTGGACTCCTTTACGGATTGACCCGACATACCGATCGTGCGTGAAATCTCAGTGACGGCGAATGGTGTTACGGCCTGACAAAACATTGGCAGGACGGCAACTAGAAGACCGGCCAAAACTCGCATCATTGGTCCTCACCGCAATTATAGGCCATCACAGAGAGGCGGACTGCTCGATGTTTTTCAGCCGATTATCCCATGGCAGAACGCGGGGTTCTATCGGCTGGCGCAGCGCCGATCCGATCGAAAATAGGACCGTCAGTAGCGTGCCTGTCTTCTTGAGTCCGCAAGACCTACGACCTAAACCGAAAGTTTAGGATCGTCGCCATTGGAAAACGCCATTACCGGAAAGTGGCCGAACCGGGGACAATGGCGTGAAAATCGGGACAACATGCCCCGAAAACCATCGACCAGCGATTACGCCCGAGCACATGCCGCGAAAGAGCGGGCACTGGCGGGCCTGCGCCTGACGCAACTCCGCGAGAAGCGCCGAGAGTGGCGGCGCGTGGTGGATGCGGGCATGGCCGCTGCGCTGGCCATAATCCGCGACCGCCTGCTGGCCATCCCCGACCGCATGTCGACACTGACGGCCGAGGAGCGTCAGGCGCTGCGCAATCAGCTCACAGAGGCGCTGGAGGCCTGGAGCCATGCCGAGCCTTGAAGCGGACGTTTCGAGCGAAGCTAGAGCCTCCTGGCGGCGCGTCCGTGGCATTCTACGGCCGCCGCCGCCGCTCTCGATCAGCCAGTGGGCCGATCGCCATCGCGTATTGGGACCGTCCAGCCCGATGCCGGGAGCCTGGCGGACGGACGTGGCGCCGTTCCTGCGCGAGATCATGGATTGCCTGTCGCCCGATTCGGGCGTCGAGCTGACCGTGGTCATGAAGCCGGTGCAGGTGGGCGCGACCGAAGTGCTGCTGAATACCGCGGCGTACTACCTGGCGCACGCGCCATCGACGGTGATGATCGTTCAGCCGAACCAGGACATGAGCAAGCGGCTGAGCCGGCAGCGCGTGGAGCCGATGATTGACCTGTGCGGGCAGCTCAAGGTGCTGATCGCCAAGCAGCGCAGCAAAGGCGGCAACGAGGCGTTTCTCAAGACTTCGCGCATCGGCGGGACTCTCGTGATCGCCTCGGCGCGATCGGCCGCCGGCCTGCGAAGTTTGCCCGCGCGTATCGTTCTGTGCGACGAAGTTGATTCCTACCTGACCGACTTAGGCGAAGGAAATCCGTTTGACCTGGCGGCCGCGCGGGCCACTACATTCGGCTCTCAGAAGCGCATCGCGGCGATTTCCACGCCGACTTACGCCGGCCAGAGCCTCATCGAGCGGCTATACAACGAGAGCGATCAACGGAAATGGTTCGTGCCGTGCCCATTCTGCGGCTTCTCACAGACGCTGGACTGGGAAAACCTGCGCTGGGAGCCGGGAAATCCCGACACCTGTCGGTATCGCTGCGTGAGCTGCACCCATGAGATTGACGAATCGCGTAGGCAAGAATTCTTGCCTACTGCCGTCTGGAAGCCCACGAAAAGCACAAATTGTGCATTTTCCCGCAGCTACCACTTCAACGCCCTCATCAGTCCCTGGCTGCGCTGGAGCGAACTGGTGCGCCAATACGAGGCCGCGATCACGCCCGAGGCCAAGAAGAGCTTCACGAACTTGATATTGGCCCTGCCGTGGCAGGAAACGGTCCAGCCCGTGCCGGAAGCCGAGACGCTGATGGCCCGCGCCGAACCGTACCTGGAAGGAATGGTGCCCGAGGGCGGCTCCTTCCTGTGCGCCGGCGTGGACGTGCAGAGCGATCGCCGGAAGTCGAGACCGTGGCGTGGCGCAAGGATTTCGAGTCCTGGGGCATCGCATATTACGCGATTCACGGCGATATCACTCAACCGGACGTCTGGAACCGCCTGGACGAGCTGCTGGCGCGATCCTGGCCGCATGCTAGCGGCATGCCGCTCTCAATTCAGGCCTGCTGCATCGACGCCAGTTTCGCCGGCGCGGAAGTCACGGCGTTCACGCGCAACAAGCACGGCCGGCGCATCTATGCGACCAAAGGCCTGTCCGCGGCATTCGGCCGGCCCATCTGGCCGCGGAGGGCGAGTTAGGACAAGAACCGCATGCCGCTATACCTCGTGAGCGCGGACGAGGCCAAGTTATGGGTAGCGAACCGCATGCGGATCGATAAGCCGGGACCCGGCTACATGCATACGCCGTTCTCACGGCCGCGGGACTGGTACGAGCAACTGACCGTCGAAAAGCTGGTGCTGGTGAAGGGCCAGCGGAAATGGGTGAATGCGCTGCGGGCGCGAAACGAGGCCTTCGATTGCCGCGCTCTGGCCGTCTGTGCGCTGCATTCGCGGCTGCTGGCTGGATTGGATCTTAATGCCTGGTGCAATCAGTTCGAGGGTTTGCTTGCGCCGCCGGTGGCTCCCACGGGAGACAAATTGGATACCAATGTATCCAAACCCAACGGAGCGCCGGCCGTGACGCGCAGCAAGTGGATGGATTTCTGACTATACTCGTTCCAGTCCGCGCACCTGCGCGGATGGTATGCGTAGTCCAACGCTTTTTCTGGCGGCGCGCCGAGGGTTATTCTCCGTAGCCTTCGGCGCACGCCGGGTTTATACTGACCGTAACCCACCCGGACCCGCGGGTCCCAGGCGGTAAGGACGCAGTATGACCGACGCCAGAACCCGCGATCACGACCGCGTGATCCTCAAGATTCTCCTTCAAGGCCGCGAAACCGTGCCCATCGGACACTACACCGTCGAGAGGCGCGAGGGCGCGATCATCTGCGCGTTCATCGATATATTCATCCGCAAAATTCTGGAGGGCAAATGCGCGAACCAGAATCGCAACGAATGACCGGATGGCTGCGCATCCGTGTGGCCCATACACCCGATGGCGACCGCCAGATCATGACTGTGCTGCCTAACGATAAGCGTTTCTTTCTGCCGCCCAAGGAAGCAATGGCCTATGCTTTTGCATTGCTGACCGTGGCACGCGATCTGATCCCCCAGGCTGAGCTGGACGCCGCGGTCACATCGGCTTACGACCACAGCCACGAGTTGCTGATCGACCGGAGGATGCAATGACCGCGCCCGCGCCCGTTCCGGTGGCGATCACCGTCAAGCCGAATTCCGAAATCAACCGCGTGATCTTCCAGTTGGGCGACCAGTCTTATGGGCTTTCGATTGAAGACGCCGCGATTCTCGTGAACCATACCCTGGCCGCCATTGAAATCCTGCGTCCGGCCGCGGCTCCCGCGGTGGTGCAATGAGACTGCCCGCCCTAAATCGTGTCCCTACGCTGGTGCGCCAGTTATGGTCCGATCTGTGGTGGGTGGTGGCCCGCAGGGCAGCTCGACCGCCTTGTGGGCCTGGGATGCGGCCAAATCCGGCACGCGCCTGAGTACGTGGTGGCCGCCGCCTTCCAACTTTGTCACTTCGCTTAACCCGATCCTGCTAAAGAACCGGGCGAGAGATTCTTACAGAAACAACGCCTGGGCGCGGCGTGCGGTGAATTTGTTGACCGATTACGTGGTCTCGATCGGCCTGAAACCGATGGTCGATCTGCCGGACCCCGCGCTGCGGGCGCGGGTGCAGGCGCTCTGGACACGCTGGACTGAAGAAGCCGACTTTACTGGCCGCTCGAGTTTCTACGGACAGCAGGCCGACGCTTTCCGCGCCTGTCTGATCGACGGCGAATCGCTGGCGCTGATCCGGCCCGGTCCCACGCTTCAGGTTCAGATCCTGGCCAGCGAATTTCTGGACTACAGCCACGATAATGCCGTGGATATCCTCAACGGAATTCAGTACGACGCCGAGGGACGCCGCCAGGGATATTGGCTGTATGAGAAATTGCCCGCGGAGCCGTTGAATCCGGTATCGCAACTGATTCCCGCGGATCGCGTGGTTCATTTGTTCAGCCCGCTGCAACCCGGCTTCGAGCGCGGCTCAACCTGGCTTGCGCCGGCGTTGGTGCCGCTCTATGAGTTGCAGACCTTCATGGAAACCAGCCTGGTCCGCGCCCGCACGGGCAGCCTGTTCGCGGGCTTCATCCGATCGGCCGATGGCACGCCGTTTCTGGTGAATCCCGAGGGCGAGACGTCATTCGAGCCTGGCTCGATGGTGCGTCTGCGGCCCGGCGACGAAGTTTCATTCTCCAATCCGCCTGATCCGACTCACGGCTACCAGAATTTCGTGAGCACGCAACTGCACTCGATCGCCAGCGCACTGGGATTGCCCTACGAGTATCTCTCCGGCGATCTGAGCCAGATTACCTTCGCCAGCGGCCGCAGCGGTTTATTGGCCTTCGAGCGCACCTGCGAACCGCTTGTCGAGATGGTTGCGTTTCAGCTCTGCCGGCCGGTCTGGAACTGGTGGTCGCGGATCATGGTGGCCGCGGGTGAGCTGCCCGAGAGCGTACTGGCCGCGCCGACGCGCTGGGTGCAGCCGCCCATCAGCACACTCGACAGCCGCATGGAAACGCAATCGACCGTGCAGAAAATCCGCGCCGGCCTGCTTTCGCGCTCCGAAGCCGTATCGGGCATGGGCGTCGACGTCGAAGCGCTCGACCGCCAGATCGCCGCGGACAATGCGCGGGCGGATCAACTCGGGTTGATTTTCGATTGTGATCCGAGATACGTGACTCAGCAGGGTCAGGAACAGAGTGGAGTGAGCTTCGATGGCACACCGCAAACACCATAAATTGCTCACGCGCCAGGCGACGCTGACGCCGGCCACGTTCAACGCCGAGCGGCGCAGCGTGCAGGTGATTTGGTCGACGGGCGCGCCCGTCCAGCGGTACGACTTCGAGGGACCATTCACCGAGCGGCTGGATATGTCGCCCGAGGCCGTCGATCTGAGTGAACTGCGCGGTGCGCCGCTATTGAATTCCCACGATAGATTCGATATCCGCCAGATCCTGGGTGTGGTCGAAGATCCTTCGGTGGATGGTAGCCGTGGCATCGCCACCGTGCGCTTCAGCGACCGGCCGGACGTGCAATCCGTCATGCGCGACGTGGCCGGCGGCATCATTTCCCGCCTGAGTGTGGGCTATTCGGTCCAGGAGTGGCAGACCTCGAAGGACGCCAAGGGCAACCGCACCAAGACCGCCACGCGCTGGACGCCGGCGGAAATCAGCTTCACCGCCATCGGAGCCGATCCGGGCGCACGCACGCGGGCCGTCACCATCGAGGTGGAAATTCCGCCGAGAGTGAAGACGAGGACGAGTGCGATTGTCCCGAGGGCGAGGATTGCCAGTGCGACGAGGAAGAAAGCGAGGACACTATGACCAAAGCGGCCATCCCTGATCAGATCCGCGGCGCCGCCGCGCTCCTGGGAATCCGGGGCCATTTCGTGGAAGAGCTGGCCACGCGCGAGGGCGTCACCATCGAGAGCGCACGCGGCGAGCTGTTGAGCCATCTCGGCAATTCCACGCCGCGCATCAACGGCCGCGCCAGTGTGCTGCGCGACGAGCGCGACACGTTCATGGAGCGCATGGCGAACGCCGTGGCGCACCGCTGCCATCCGGGAGGAATCCAGTTGCGCGAAGATGCGCGGCCGTGGGCCGACCGCCGCCTGGCCGACATCGGCCGGGAGTTCCTGCGCATCAGCGGAGAATCCACTCTCGGCAATGACAGCGAGATCTTCATGCGGTGGGGTGCGCTGCATTCGACCACGGACTTCAGTAACTTCCTGTTGCAGGTTTTCAATAAGCAGTTATTGATCGCGTATAAGATCGCGCCCAGCGGTTTAAAGCTGCTGGCCCGCGCGGCCACGGTGAACGATTTCCGCCTGAAGCACGTTTACCGCAATTCGCCGCAGGGTCAGTTGATGCCGATCAATCCCAACGGGGAATTCAAGCGCACGACTAAAGCCGATGTGGTGCCCGAGACCTATCAGATTCAATCCTTCGCCGCGGTTTTCGGCATCTCGCGCCAGACGCTCGTGAATGACGACATGGGCGTTTTCAACGACATTGCGGCGCAGCTCGCCATTCAGGCCGGCGAGTTCGAGAATCAGCAATTGGCTTCGCTGTTGGTAAGCAATCCCGTGATGAGCGATGGCAATCCGCTGTTCAGCGCGGCGCATAACAACCTGGCCGGCACTGCCGGCGCGATCGCCGATACTACGCTCACGGCGGCGCGCCTGGCGATGCGTATGCAGGTGAACCAGAATAATCAGCCGATCGACGTCCGGCCCGCGTATCTGCTTTCGCCGGCGGCGCAGGAGACCACCGCGCAAAAGGGCATCGCCCAACGTGTTCACGGACTTCGTGCGTTTGGTGGTCGAGCCGCGCCTGGATCATCTCAATCAGACCTTGCCCTGGTACCTATTCGCCGATGTGGGGACGGTGCCCGTGCTTGAGTACAGCTATCTCTCAGGCTACGAGGGGCCGCGCGTATTCACCCGCGTGGGGTTCGCCGGCGGATCGGATATCGATGGAACCGAGGTTTTATGTCAATTAGACTTCGGTTGCGGCGCGATTTCGTGGCAGGGAGCATACCGCAATCCGGGAGCATAGACCATGAGACCGAAAACCGCATCGCCGCCCGATTTCAACGCGCTATATGACAAAGTGCTCAATCTGATGGGCGGGCCCGTCGAAGTGGATACCCCGCAGCTTGGGAGAGTGGCATTTCCGCGGCCGGCCGAGCTCTATCAGGCGCTCAACTACATCAGCATAGCCGCGGCGCAGGCCGCCGGGACGGCCACGGCCGGCGTGATCACGATCGAACATGACCGCGGCCTGTGGCCGATGAGGAGGTGTGTGTGAAGAATTTCATCCAGCCTGGCACGTATGCCATTACCGTGACCGCGCCCACTGGCGGCGTGGTTTCGGGACAATTGCTGATCGTCAAGGCCATCGTGGGCGTGTGCGCGTATGACGCCGCCGCGGGAGCGCAAGTGGAAGTGGCCACGGAGGGCGTCTATGATCTCGCCAAGAACGCGCCCGACGTGTTCAACCCTGGCGATGTAGCCAAGGTGGCCGCGGGCAGCAATATCATCGCCGTCGCCGGGACTCTCGGCATCGGGTGGGTGGTTCAGGCCGCCGCGGCAGGCGCGGCTACGGTGCGGGTGAAGCTTACGCCTTCAGTGGCAAGCCCGCCCACTCTTCTGGCGGCTGAGACGCCCGCGCAAAACCGGAAAGCTGCGTGAGCGGGTGACTGTGGGGGAAACTGTGGGGACTTTTTCCAACTTTCGCCGCGTCTACCCATGTCTGCATATGCGTCAACAGGAGCGCATAACAGGCGTTCCATCAAGGGATTAGGCTGATTTTTCAAGTACTTCGGAAATTGTCTTTTCCTGTAGAACAGACAGGCTAACTTTCGAGCCATGGCTGTGATGGCCTTGGGAGAGCCCAACCGGGTACGCAGACGGCGGTATTGCGCACCCAGGTAGCTTTGGCCGCGCAGCAGGGTCACGGCCGCATTGCGAAAGGCCGTGGCAGCCCGGTTAACCTTGCGGGTTCGCCGCCTCAGGATCTTGCCGCTGCTCGTCTCATTGCTGGGACACAACCCCAGCCAACTGGCAAACTGCTTTTCGCTCAGGTCCGC